ATGAACTACTCAAAGGACGGCATAACGGTATCCCCGATGCTCGACACCGCGCACCCGAAAAAGTCCGGAAAGTATCCCGTAAAGATTCGCGTCACCTACAAGCGGGCCCGGTGGTATTATTCCACGGGGAAAGACTTGACCCCGGAGGAGTGGGAGGTGATGCCGACGACCAAGGCCCGGGCGGTGGTATCGGTTCGCAAGGACATCGAAAGCAGCTATCAGATTGTGCGGTCAGCCGTCGAGGAACTGGCCGCCTCGGTGGCTTCTCGCTGGATGCTCTCAACACCCGACTGAAAGGAGCTGCCACGGATACGGTAAACACAGCATTCCGGGCTCGGATGGAGGCATTGAGAAAAGCCCAGCAGGTCGGCAATATGCTGATTTACGACAACGTGCTCAAAGGGCTGGAGCGGTTTGCGGGGCCTCGTATTCGTTTCGAATCCATTACGGTCTCCTGGTTGGAGAAATATGCGCTGTTCCTACGAAAGGAGGGCAAGGCGCAGACCACAATAGCCATCCATCTGCGAACGCTTCGGGCAATCCTCAACATAGCCAAGCAGCAGGGAGTTATCCGCGAGGCGCAATATCCGTTCGGCCGGGGGCCGGGGCGATATTGCATCCAGGCCGGAACGGGTCGCAAAATGGCCCTTACATTGGAGCAGATCGGGCAGATTGCCCGCTACGATGACGGACGGCAGACAACGGCACGCTATCGGGATTACTGGCTGTTCCTCTATTTCTGCAACGGAATCAATGTGGCCGACTTTGTACGGCTGCGGTATCGGGATATTGTCAACGGGGAGATCTGTTTCATCCGGTCAAAGACCGAGCACACGCTCCGCACGCTGCGCGATATTCGGGTAGTGCTGACCCCTCCGATGCAGGAGATCATTGACCGCTGGGGCAATCCGAAACGACCGGATGCCTTCATCTTTCCGATACTGACGGGCCGGGAGGATGCCATGACGACCAAGAACCGGACCAAGGATCTGACGCATTCGATCAACAAGCGGATGAAGGAGGTGGGCGAACAGCTCGGCATCGGGCCGATCTCGACCTATACGGCCCGGCACTCGTTCGCCACGGTGTTGAAGCGGGCGGGTGCAAACATCGCCTATATCTCCGAATCGCTGGGGCACAGCGACCTCAAAACTACGGAGAACTACCTCGCCAGTTTCGAACGCGAGGAGCGGGAAAAGAATGCAGAAATATTAACGAAATTTTAGAAAGATATGAGATTGAAATTTATAAATCTTATCGCATCCAATGAATTGCGAGAAGCATTGCGCGAATTGGAAGGCGCTCGTTGTGTGGTAATGGAGGCCACAAGCATATTGTCGCAGATCGACCAAATGAGGTCTCAAGAAGAAGCCACGACGATCGAAAGTCAAATCGGATATAACGTGCATAATGTAGATAATACTTATTATGATGCGCGTTATTTAGACAGACTTACTCCCAAAATTCGTTCGTGTGTGCCAGGCCTTGAATTGCTGTTTTATGAGACAGATACTCAAGAGCGTCGTATTCATCTTTTCCATGATCTGATGTTTCACTATTTATTTTTTACTGATTTGGGTAATCAACTGGCTTATGCAATTCCGTTCGATTTGGTATATGATACTACGAAAGACTATAGAAAAGCTCGGGTTGCGGCTATCCGTGATTTTATCTCCCGCAATAATCTCCCAGAATGTTGTTTATATCGCGTAAATTATGTGAGTCGAGGCTACATTATGTTGGATCGTACGACAGAGATACCCGATGTCCTTGATTTGAATAAGCAGGATTATCCTCAAGTTGATGTATTTAATATTATTTCCCGTGCTTTAGAAATTGGTCGGGACTTTGTGGCAGAGGTTGAATATTTAGCGTTGATCTATGGTGTTGACCTTGAATCGCTTCGATCCAAAGAGGAAAAATTACGAAGTAAAATGGTCGCCAAAGAGCAAGAACGGATAGAAACCAAACCCTATAAATTAATGCCACGCTCGCATCGTATTGCAGCGCTTTATACTCTGTTAGGTCGAGCTGGGATCAATACGAGTAATACCGATAAGACAAGAATGGCAAGTTTTATCGAAGCAGTTACAGGTGGCAATATTGAGGCCGATGCTGAAAAAACCTACTCTTACACTACTCCGAATAGATCTGCGTACAAAGGTGCGGCGCCTTATTTGGAGTTGATCGGAATAACACCATCTGAAAAATAATTAAAAAAAATACGTCCTAAATCGTAATTTCAGACCGTCTAACTATTACTCTGACGGTCTTTTTGTTTGCTCCTTTGCATCGTGATTGATCACTAAAGCCCGGACGCGGGCCAGTGTTTAATTTTTAAAACTTCACGACGCAATGGATAATACCGTTATCGTCACAACTTCCGCGGAACTTCGCGCCATCGTCGCCGACGAGGTTTCCGCGATTCTTCCGAAACTCGCCGACTTCCGGCGCAAGAATGAACCCGTCGAGACCGATGGAATGAATGTCGAGGATGCCGCCCGATTTATGACCGAGCAGGGCATTCCCACCACACGGGCGACACTCTACAACCTGGTCTACAAAGAGGCTATCCCTTACAAGAAATTCGGCCGCCGCACGGTGTTCTCGAAACGGGAACTCCTTGCCTGGATCGAATCCCGTACCGAGCACCGCGAGGATCGCCGCGCGGCTGCTGCGTTGCGTCTTGCCGAAAGTGCCAACCGTAAATAAAAAGCCGGAGGTATGAATGAGAAACAACACGCCCCCGGCGTCCAAGGCCGACGCGCAGGGGCATTTTATGAAGTCTTCCACAAAGGTAATATCTATCATTTAAGAAATAGCGAATTTCGTGTTTTCTCGTTACTTGTATGCGGCGGAATGTGGTCTACATTTGAGATTGCCGAACGGTTAAGCATTCCCGATCCCCGGAGCACGATCCGCTACCTGCGCAATATGGGAATCGACGTATCGGACGTATGGGTTCGCGAGAAGGTCCGGGACAGCATTCTGAAGTTCAAGCGTTACTTTATCCACGGTGCGGTATGAACAAAGATTGCTACTACTTTACGCACGACAGCAACGCCAAGGATGACCCCAAATGCGTGCTTATGATTGAACAACTCGGGATGGAGGGATACGGCATCTATTGGATGCTGGTCGAAACCCTCCGCGACCAACCCGATTACACCTATCCCGTGGCCAATATCCCTGCCCTGGCACGTCGTTACAACACCTCGGCCGAGAAGGTGCGAACGGTGGTCTACAACTATGAACTTTTCACGGTAAAAGAGGACCGGATCTTCTTTTCGGAGAGCCTGAATCGCCGGATGCAAGCCTTTAACGAGAAGCGCGCAAAGCGCTCGGAAGCAGGACGTTTGGGTATGGCTCGACGATGGGGAGATAACAACGCTATAACACCGTTATTGCAAAAGAATAGCGCTGTTATAACTAGTAAAGTAAAGGAAAGTAAAATAAATAAACTATCTAACGATAGTAAAGAAAGCGCGGACGAACCGCGTAATGGGACTGCCAAACGCACGGCGTTTGTCGTCCCCGAGATAGAAACCGTAAAAGACTTTTTCTTGACTATCCACGGGACGGAAACGGATGCCGAATGTTTCTACGATCATTTCACAGCGAACGGCTGGCGAGCCGGTAAAAACCCGATGAAGGATTGGAAAGCCGCTGCCCGAAACTGGATACGACGCAAACATGAATTCTCTTCCGCAAACACACCAAGCCATGAAACGCAACGACCATATGAACTCCTCGACTGATATTCCCGCGCAGGGGCTGCCGGAATCCCCGGAGCTAGAGCGCGCCGTGCTGGGTGCGCTGATCCTCGAACCGGCTTACCTGCCCGATGTGCGGAGCCTGCTGACGGGAGAGACCTTTGCCGACCCGATGAACCGTCGCATTTACGAGACGATTCTCTCGCTCGATGATCGGGGAAAGAGTGTAGACCTGACGAGCGTCGCCTCGGCATTACGCACCTCGACGAACAAAGAGCCTCGGATCCCGACGTCCTACCTGGTTGGCTTGTCGAGTGATGTCGGTACGGGCGTGAACTGCGTATCCTGGGCCCGTCAGTTGAAAGACACCGAGACCCGCCGTCGGTTGGTGATGTTCAGCTACGAATTGGCGGCCCGCGCGGCCTCCGATCCCGACGGGGTGCTCGACTGGGCGATGGCGGAGATTTCCGCGATCGGCGACCGCTCCACTTCGACCAACGACCTGCGGCCCCTGGGCGCAATCCTCCGGGAATCGCTCCAGCAGCTCGAATGCCGGTGCCGGGCCTATGCCTCCGGGCAGCCCGTGGGGACCTCAACGGGCCTGCGGAGCCTCGACACCTATACAGGCGGCTGGCGTGGCGGGCAGTTGGTCGTTGTGGCCGGACGTCCCGGTATGGGCAAGAGCGCCGCCGCGCTGCACTTCATGGCCAGTGCCGCCCGACAGGGCACACCGGTTTGCTTCTTCTCGCTGGAAATGCGCGACACGCAGTTGTCCGATCGGTTGCTGATCGGCCGGAGCAATGTCGACGCCAACGCCTACCGGGCCGGGAGTATCACCTCCGAGATGTGGGGAACGCTGGAACGGGTTGAGGCCGAACTCGCGGCTTTGCCGATCCATATCAGCGACCGCCCGGCCACATCGATGACGCAGATACGGGCGCAATGCCGGAGAATGCACCGCCGGGGCAAGTGCGGGATGGTGGTGATCGACTACCTGCAGCTGCTCGACGGTGACGACCGCCAGCAGAGCCGCGAGCGCGAGGTAGCCAATATGTCGCGCTCGGCCAAACAACTGGCCAAAGAGCTGGATATTCCGGTTATCATCCTGGCGCAGCTTTCCCGCAAGGTTGAGGAACGGCCTGACAAAACGCCACTGCTGTCTGACCTCCGCGAATCGGGAGCCATCGAGCAGGATGCCGATATGGTGCTGTTCATCATGCGCCCGGAGTATTACGGCATTCAAACGATCCAGACAGGCCGCTATGGGACTATTTCCTCGCACGGTGTCGGGCGGTTCATTATTGCCAAACAGCGGGACGGCCGCACCGGGGAGGTTTGCTTCCGGTTCAATCGGAGTGTCACGAACCTCACCGACTACAACGGTCCGGATGAAACCCCGGATGCTGGCTCCGACCCGTTCTAACAGGTTCGCGATTTTACCGCGTGAAATTGCCCGGGTGGAATAAGTGCCCATAACACGAAAGAAAATAAAGCCATGAAAGAATACACCCACAAGAAACGGGTATTATACGATCCATTGACGGACGAGTTTGCAAAATATGGAGACATATTCGAGAAAATCGCCCACAATGAGGCCAACGGAATGTGCTGCTATAAGCGAACGACGCCCGACGGGTTGGCCTACTATGAAGTGTTCAAGGCTCCGAAGCGGATATGTAAGGACGGAACAAAACACGAATGTTATCCGCAAACCGCAGAATTCGGCTTCGGTACGGCTTTGTGCCTGCGTGGTGATGAAAGGCACACGGCAGACAAAATAGCCTTTTATATGGCCAACGGATTCAATGCCGGGCGGTGGAGACCGGGCTAATAGAAAGGGCGACCCCGAAAGATCACCCCAGCCATCCGAACAAAGATAGTGATTTTTTTCGGGAACCATGACACGAAAAGCAAAGAGCCACCCCGTAACGGCCGATTATACGGTATGGACGGTCGAGTTGAACCGCGAGGAGTTGATGATTATCATCGACGGGATTCGCAACCATCGGATCAAGCAGGCCAAACTGACGCTCCAGAATATGAGGGCCCGGCGGGATCGAGGCTCAAAACAGACAAAACACATAAAAAACAACACAAGATGAAACAGGAATTTTACCCCGAATCCAGCATTCGGGAACAGATTGAAGCCGGAGGCGCTGAAGATTGGCAGATCCGGCTGGGCGGATACGTCGTATCGCTCTATTACACCAAATCCCCGAAGTCGGGCATCGCCCGAATAGTTCCTTTCCGAGGGGCTGACCGGTTGTCGGTGATTGTCTATCGACGGCTGCCGGACGGCACGAAAGAGGCTATTCGGCAAATCAAGGTCCCGGCCAGGAATGCAAATCTTTGGACAGATCATCGGAACAGCCTCCGAATCGTGGCGCATGACGGTCGGATGTGCATCTTCTCCGTTACGGCTTCCGGCGGTCCGGAGTTCCTCGGCGGGAAATGGGGCCGTATTGCATCGGATGATCCGATTTCCGATGAAGAGCGGCAACGCGGTATAACCCGGGCGACCGAGCGCTGGGTGAGCATGAAAAACGAATAACAACTAAACCCATATAGAGACGTATGGCACAGGACACGATCCACAAGATTATCGAGATCACAATCAAAAATTCCGATCTGATCGAAAAGATGCGCGAATCGCAGAATGCGATTGGTGCACTTTCCAACGAGACGAAGCAGCTCAAACAAGACCTTGAAGAGTACAGGAAGAGCCTCAAAGAGGGGAAGATTACACAGGAGCAGTTCGACCGCATGATGGTCCAGACGAAAAACGAGATCATCAAGAACGACCAGGCCGTCACAAAATTCAAGTCGGACCTTCGGCAATATACGCGGGAAATGCAGTCGAATATCCGGCAGGACACCGCAAAAACCGGATCGCTGAACCAAATGCGGGCCAGCGTTCGGCTGCTGACTTCGGAATTCGAGGCATTGAGCGCAGCGGAGCGTTCGGGGAGCCGTGGGCAGGAGCTGGTCCGGCAGATTCGAGCGACAACCGAAGAGATCAACCGGCAGGAGGAGTCTATTCGCAATTACCACTCCAGCGTAGGCAACTACGCCGGAGGTATCCAGAAAGCCTTCTTGAAAATCACGGCGGCGTGGATGGCGATCCGCGGTCTGTTCAGCTCGCTCAATAACAGCATTCAGAAGATCCGCGATTTTGAACAGGCCAATGCTGACCTCGGAACGATCGTCGGGGCCAATGCCGACGAGTTGAAGCGGCTGACCGATTCCGCGTTGGAACTGGGCCGCACGACCGAATACACCGCCTCGCAGGTGACGCAGTTGCAGACGGAGCTCGCCAAACTGGGATTCGGGACGCAATCCATCGAGACGATGCAGAAACCCGTCCTGCAATTCGCTACGGCGGTCGGGGCTTCGCTTCCCGATGCGGCGGCCCTTGCCGGTGCTACGCTGCGGAGTTTCGGGCTGAATGTCAGCGACACGGAAGATGTTCTCGCCACGCTGGCCGTTGCTACAAACCGCTCGGCGTTGTCGTTCAGCTACCTCAAAACCGCGATGTCCATCGTGTCGCCCGTGGCCAATACTTTCGGGTTCAGCGTGCGGGATACTGCGGCGTTGCTGGGAACGCTTGCCGATGCGGGTTTCGATGCGTCGAGTGCAGCTACCGCGACCCGCAATATCCTGCTCAACCTGGCCGATGCCAACGGCAAGCTGGCCCAATCGCTCGGGGCTCCGGTGCGCACGCTGCCCGATCTGGTTTCCGGGTTGCAGCGACTTCGGGATCGGGGTATCGATCTGGCCGAAACCCTCGAACTGACCGATAAACGGAGCGTGGCGGCCTTCAATACCTTCCTCAACGGCTCCGACAATCTGCGTCGCCTGCGTGAAAATCTGGAAGACGTAAACGGAGAGCTGGGACGAATTGCAGAAGATCGGCTCAATACCGTGGAGGGTTCGATCAAACTGCTGCAAAGCGCCTGGGAGGGTTTCGTGCTGTCGTTCTACAACAGCCGCGGAACGATCAAGTCGGTGATTGACTTCATCACCAGCGGTATCGAAGGGATCAACAACCTGCTCGATCCTGATGCGCAGAAGAACAAGCAGAAGGGGTTCTTTGTCGAAAGTTTGATGAATACCTATTCAACGGGTGGTGAAGATGCCCTGAACACAAGTATTCGAGAGGGGTTAAAATATTGGCAGAACAGATACGATGCCGCGCGGGAACGGTATACTGGAAGTGGAGGCCTTTTTGGGCAGCAGGATTTCGAGGTTACCGAAACGATGTACAAGGCTTTCATAGAGGCCGGAAATAAAGCCATTGAACAGGTGAAGCAGTTGAAACAGGAACAGGCCGACGCTGCCAAACAAGCCGAAGCGGATGCCAAAGCAAGTGCCGCCGCCGCAGCAAAGGCCCGATCCGAAGCTGCAGCCAAAGTGCAGCAGGCCGATGTCAAAGCAGCCGACACGCAAATTAAAACAGCCCAGAAGGCCGCCGACGAGGTGTTGCGCATGACCCAGCAGATGCGGGACAAGACGCGGGAAAACGAGCTGCAGACGCTCCGGGAGAATTACGACAAGGATATAACAGAAACAAAAAAACGCCTTGCGGAGATCTCCGAGTTGGAGAAGACGGCCGGAGTGCAACAAGGGCAGGCGTTGGTCATGGAGCGGGAGGCGCTTAATAAGAAGTTGCTTTTGCTGGACGAAAAATATCAGAAGGACCGACAGGATATTGAACGGAAATACAGCCGTAAGGAGTTGGAGAATGCCATCAAGAGCAAATCCGAGGAGTATCGGGTCCGCATTCTGCAGACACAGATAGCAGCAGGACCCGGAGAGGATGGTCAGATAGCGGCAGCACGCGAGATGTTATCCATCCTGAAGGAGCAATTGGGCTACATCGAGCAAAATGCGGACGCGCTCAAGAAGTCGGGAGAATCCGATGCTGATATTTTATCCATGAGGCTCGATCTTTTGAGGCAGATCGAGAAGGCGAACGATCAGATTAACAGGGGCGCTACGCAAGGTATTAAAAACAGTAGGTCTTTGGCCGAGGGAAGAATCGATGCTGTTGGGGAACTTACCTCCTCGATGTCTGAATTGGGAGATGCGGTTGCCGGACAGGACAATGCGTTCAGTCGCATGATGAGCGTCCTTTCCTCGTTACTTGGAGTTATCCGTGCCATGAATAGCCTTGAGCAGGTGTCTACGGCAATCATGGAGGCCAAGAACGTACAGACCGAGGCCAGTACGGCTCTCACTGCGGCAAATACAGTGGCCACGACTGCCAATATCGCTGCCAAGCAGGGCGAAGCGCTTGCCGAGGGAGGTGTTGCTTTGGCCACCGGAACCGCCAAGGCCGCCAGCTCTTCTTCGCATTGGATCGAGATGCTCGTAGCCATTGCCGCCGTCGCTGCAGCTATCGGGGCTGTAATTTCCACGGTCAAGAGCCTAACTTCGGAATCTGCGAATGCTTCGGTGCCCAAATATGCGGCTGGAGGACTTGTAAGCGGGCCCGGAACCGGCACGTCGGACAGCATTCCCGCACGTTTGTCCAACGGCGAGGCAGTCATGACAGCTAATGCCGTGAACGAATGGGGCGCAATGCTCTCGGCCATGAACGTGTCCAGCGGCGGAAACGCCATCAACGTCTCCAACCTTCCCCAGCGAGGCGATGGAATGCGTGGGATGCGGGCGATGCTTAAAGAGGTCTTGCTCGATATGCCGACGCCCGTTGTTTCGGTGGTAGATATCAACAAAGGCCAGCGCAGGGTCAAAGTGCAGGACAATATCAGCAAACTGGGACGTAAAAAATACAAATGACCATGAACAGGAAAGTACAAAAGACAGAGGATCCCGCCCGTAAGATCGGGCGGCCTCGGAAATTCACTCCCGAACGTTTCTGGGCGGTCTTCGAGGAGTACAGGAAATGGGCCAAGACTACGCCGATCTATGTCAGCAAAGTATCGGCAGGACAGACCATATCGGTCCCGTGTGAACGGCCGCTGACCCTTACGGGCTTTTGCCGGTTCGCGGAAATAAGCAGAGAGAGTTTCTACAACTACGAAGCAAAACCGGAATTTTCGGAGCTGCTGACCTTTATCCGAGAGGCCATCGAGGCCGACCAACTCGAAGGCGCTTTGGCTGGGGTATATGATTCGAGCATTGTCGCGCGGGTTCTCCGCCTGGCCGACCGCAAGGACATCACGACCAACGGGCAGAACCTTCAGCCGCCAGGTCCGGTTGTTACCGTGACGATAGACGAGGCGGCCGCCTCCATCATTCAGTCCATCGGGAAACAGACGATCCGGGAATAACGGAAACAGCCACCTCGACGGGCGGCTGTTCTTGTTTGCCGATGCGATTGCTATTTCGTCTCTTCCGGGAGTGTCTGTTTGTATCCGATCGGCCTGCGGGGTGTGTCAATGGACGGAGTTTTGACCGACAGGGCGGCGATTGCCTGGTAGATGTTGTCGAGTTCCCGACGCATATCCTCCGACAGATCATTCACGGCCTCGGCATTGTCTTCATCGGCTCGTTCCAATAATGCCAACTTTGCCCTAATTTCGGCCAATTCTGCCGTTATCTGTGTGGTTGTGGTGATGTAGTTGCGCATCGCTACGAATGCCCGCATAATGGCGATATTTGCGTTTATGGCAATGTCGCTGTTTAGCAATCCGGACAACATAGCTACGCCCTGCTCCGTAAATGCATAGGGCATTTTACGAACTCCGCCCCAACTTGATGTCACAATTTGTGATTTCAAGTTTGCAAATTCCTGATGGGTAAGCTGAAACATGAAGTCGGGCGGGAACCGTTTTATGTTTCGTTTCACGGCCTGGTTCAGTGCGCTCGTTGTAACTTGGTACAACTCGGCCAAATCTCGGTCCAGCATGACGCGCTGACCCCGTATTTCGTAAATCTTGCTTTGGATGGTTTGCAGTTCCATAGCGTCGGTGTGGTTGAGGTTATTCTCCTTTCTCTATTCTGATCGGCTTACCGCAATGCGGGCAGGTGATCCTGTTCGTCAGCTGCGGGGCGAACAGCTCCGGAACCGTTACCCCCAGGGCGGTGGCAATATTTTCAAGTGTAGAAATAGTTGGATTTCCGCTAATATTTCGCGTTAGAGTAATGCGGGTTATCCCCAGTTTGTCGGCCAACTCCTGCATTTGTAGGCCCTTTTCTTTGCAAAGTTCCTTTACTCTTAATTCCATAAATACACGTGTTTCATTATGATGTTACACGACAAATGTAGTGATTAAATCAATATAATGATCTATTTGAGATAAAAAAAACATCTCGATGATAATTTTTTGGCGAGATAATTTGCGTAACAAATCAACATGATGTATCTTTGCATCAACGAAGAAACATTAAAGCGTTACAACCATGACTCCCGCAACCCGTACCGAGATTCAGCACTTCGCCAAGCAAATCGCCGATTATGTCACCTTTAAGTGCGACGGCGAAAGCGAAGGTTTCGAGATCATCCACAACGGATATATCGCCTTTGTCAACTACGAGGCCGAATATCGCGCCGTCCGGGGCGGTGACAGCTACTGCGGGATGTGGGAAATGGTCCCCGAGCTGGTCAGCGAGCAGACGACCGTCGAGGCCGTATGGGATGAAGAGGGCAACGAATATCCCGAACTCGCCGACGCTTTGCAGGTACTGTTGAACTAACAAACAATCCAGCTCTCTCACCTTCCGCGAATAGGTGCTATTACACCACGGCACGAAGCCCCCGGCGGTAATCCGGCCGCCGGGGTAACAGAGAGCCCCAAATGAAAATAACCATGAAACGAACCGATTTATCGAACATCATGCGCCGTGCCTGGGCGTTGTTCCGCACGACGGGCAAAACCTTCTCCGTATGTCTTTCGAAGGCGTGGAGCCTTTATCGGCTTACCCGCCGGATGCGGGCCGGTGTCGTTCGCTTTGCCTACGAAAAGGCCGACGGCACGTTGCGCCGGGCCTGCGGTACGTTGCAGGACATCGCCGCCACGATCAAGGGTACCGGACGCCCGGATGATGGTCGCACGGTCAAGTATTACGACATCGAGGCTGCCGGTTGGCGGTCGTTCAAAGTGGAAAACCTTGTAACGATATATTGAACTATGGAAAAGAAAGTTATCAGAATCGAAGCAGAACCGACCAGGGAGGATGCCAATCGGATCATCGCCGAGTGCCGGGAGACGGTCCGGGCTTATGTCCTGGAGAAACTCAAAGAGACCAAGACAGCCACACCTGCCTCCGATTTACTTTTTGGGCTGTTCCCGATCCAGGAGGGCAACCCCTACCGGGAGATCGTGAATATCTCGGCCTACGTTTCGGCCGCAATGTCGGAGGCGTGGCGGCTGTTTTTCGAGGTGGAACACCTGCGCCGCGAGTTGGCCGAGTTGAAAGGCCGCGAGATCGAGGATGTGAAATGTACGTTAGTTGAATAATTCAGATAAAGCCATGACAATCGAAGATTTGAAAAACGCAAAGTTGAGCCAGGAAACGGCCGGATACCTGGGGGTGTATATCAAATTCTCTGACATATATGGAGAAATTGAAGACATTGTTGAATCGAGCTATTATCCCGAAAGCGCCAATAGGCTCCTCGAAGATTTTGAGAAAGCGATGGATTCTGTAATGGAGGAGGTTATGAAATTGGCTGTTTCCTCTATGAATGAACGGTTGTGCACTCTTGATAATCACACGGAAATATGATCTACGAACTGACCATCGACGGCTACCTGCTGGGAGTGTTCCCCTCCGAAGCCGAGGCCATCCGGCGAGCCCGGTATTTGCCGAGGGGCCGATATACTCTCCGGGAGTGGGCGAGGGACGGCGAATTTTCGACGTTCGACCCTGCGGTGAACAGATGCTACACTTTCGACAACTGA